GCCAGGTGCGCCGCCACTGGTCGGTGAGCGCAAGGTGTCGACGCCGACGGCGTTATTACTGCGGGTGATGATCGCGCACGGCGAGCGGCCGGTGGTGCCGCAACGATCGAAGGGGCCGCAATGGTAGCGCTGATGGTTTTTGCGGCGGGTTTCTATCTGCTGGTGCAGTTGGTGGACGTGTGCCCGTGGTGCGCGTTGGGGCTGTTGCTGTCGCCGCTGCTGGGTTACGGCGTCTTATTGCTGCTGGCCGGGGCTGTTCAGCTAAGCCGTTGACGCGGCACCGGATCAGGTGTCTTTTTGCCGGGCTCCACCCTACAGGTGGGGCCTCGGTCGTTTTTGAGGGGTCATGTCCAACATGAAGATCGTTTCGCTGATCCACGCCCGCGCCGAGAGCGAGCGCGAAGCGGATCTACGCCGACTGGCAGCTCGCGATCGCCGAGTTCAGGGGAAAAATCGAGCGGTTACAAGAACGTATGCAGCGTCTAGAGGATGGTCACCCCCGCAAAACAAGTGCCTAACCCGAAAAAGAAAACGCCAGATACTTTGGCTAAAATGCGATCGTTGGCGCGGGCCTACACCGCGTCCAGTATCGCGTCGCTCCGGCGCCTACGCCAACGGGCCGAAGGTTGAGCCTGATATCAAGCTGCGCGCGATCGGCATGCTGCTCGACCGCGGCTGGGGCAAGCCCAACCAGCCACATACTGATGCTGAAGGCGGCGAACTGAAGATCGTGCTGCGCACGATCGTCGACCACAACCGTAAGAGGGATCGATGAGAGAGATCGCACTGACGATCGGCGAGGTGGTGGCGCATCTCAAGGCCGGCGGCCGGGTGGCTCGCGCTGGCTGGCACGGCGCCAACATGTTTCTTACCCTGCAGGTGCCTGATGCCAATTCCAAGATGACGCAGCCCTACGTCTATCTGACCACGCCGACCGGCGAGCTGATCCCGTGGACCTGTTCGCAGGCTGATCTGTTGGCCACCGATTGGGTGGTGTTGATGCAAGAGCTACAACGGCCAGAGTGAGGAACGCCATATGACGGAAAGCATGAGCCTGGGCGCGCAGCGCGTCCGCGAAAGTTTCAACCCGAGCCAGGACAACATGGTCGACAAGATCAAGCGCTACAGCGCGGATCTGATCGATTTATGCGAGGAGCTGAAGCACCTCGACCCGCGGCTCGCGAGCCTGGCGCAGACCGCTTATGAAAGAGGCGGCGATGTGGGCGGTGAAGGCGGCCACCACGGCGAAGTGATGTGATCCAGCTGGGGACGATCGTGCTGAGCTATGCCGCGGTGTATTTGTTGGGGTTCATCAGTTTTCCGTTGGCGTGGCTGCTGCTCGAGTTGGTGATTGCCGGCTGTGAGGATGAGATCCGATGAAGCTAGGACCCACCGGCGATTTTCCCCCGCGGCAAGAGCGACCCTCACGACCAGGGTGGCCTGATGGTCGGGATTGCGACGGACAAGTACGGCGATGTGGTTCTCAATTTCGGTACGACCGGTGCGCTGGATCGCGTTGCCGCGCGAGCAGGTGGTCGGGCTTTGCCGCTTGTTGCTCAATAAGGCTGGCGCCAAGAAGGTGGAGATCACGTTCTGATGTATGCCGCGGCCACTGATGAGTTCGTGATGCCGGCCAACAAATGGTGGCCGCGCGATCATCAGATGCGGCTGTGGAATTACCTGCAGAGCGGCGGCGACCGCGCGGTGGCGATCTGGCACCGCCGCGCCGGCAAGGACGAGATCTGCCTGCACCACGCCGCGATGAGCGCGCTGCGCCGGGTCGGGAATTATTGGCACGCGTTGCCCGAGTATAATCAATGCCGCAAAGCGATCTGGACCGCGATCAACGCCCACACTGGAAAGAGAAGGATCGACGAGGCGTTTCCGCCCGAGATCCGTGCCAACACCGTCGACAACGAAATGTTCATCCGGCTGCACAATGGTTCAACCTGGCAATGCATCGGCAGTGATCGCTACGGAACCGCTGCGCTCGGCGCCGGGCCGGCCGGCATCACCTACTCGGAATACGCCACTGCGAACCCGAGCGCGTGGGCCTATCACCGGCCGATGTTGCAAGAAAAACAAGGGATGGGCGGTTTTTATTACCACCCGCGCGGCCACAACCACGCTAAATCGATCGTCGAGTATGCGCAGCGCACCAAGGGCTGGTTCGCCGAGGTGCTCACCGCTGAGCAGACCGGCGCGCTGACGCCGGCCGAGCTGGCGGAAGCGCTCAGCGAGTATCAATCGCTGTACGGCCTCGACATGGGTACCGCGGCCTACGAGCAAGAGTATCTCTGCTCGTTTTCGGCCGCCGTGGTGGGAGCCTATTATGCAAGGGAAATGGCCGAGGTGCGCAACGAGGGCCGCATCACCGAGGCCGCCGGTCGCGCTGCAAGCTGTGCCGGTGCACCGCGCCTGGGATCTCGGCGTCGGCAACGATACCAGCATTTGGTGGTTTCAAATGCGCGGCGCGCAGCTCGTCATCCTTGATCACTACGCCACCAGTGGCGTCGGCGTCGAGCACTACGCGGACGTGATCGAGCAGCGCAAGGCCGCGCATGGCTGGCTCGAACGGCACCGACTTGTGCCGCACGACGCCAACGTCAAGGAATGGGGCAACCGGCCGAACCCGCATTGAAACCATGGGGCTGCTCGGCCTGCACCCGAGCCCGGTGCCGCTGGCGACGATCGACGACGGCATCCAGGCGGTGCGCCGCACCCTGCCGCTGTGCGTGTTTCATCCGCGCTGCGAAGACGGCGGCATTTCGGCGCTCGAGCAGTATCGCCGCGAATGGGACGATGATAAGAAGTGCTTTCGGCCGACCGCCTACAAGGACTGGACGACCGACCCTGCTGACGCTTTTCGATACCTGGCGCAGGCTTGGAAGCCGGCGCCGCTCCGCCGCATCAAGCCGCCAGCTCCGACCGGCTGGACCATCCCACCGCTTCCGGAAAGCCGCCGGGCGGCATCGTTCTATAAGCACGCCACCCAGCGCAATTTTGCGCAACAAGGAGCCAGCCGCATGCAACAATCCCCCTTCATGGATCCTCTCTCAACAACAACACTGGGGGCGGGGGGTGGGTGGGGGGGGGAGCGGGGGGCTGGGGGGGGGTGACTGGGGCTGGGGGGGTGGGGGTTGGGGTGGTGCGTTGGGTTGGAGGGAGGAGGAAAAGAGAGAGATCCATGAAGGGGGATTGTTGCATGCGGCTGGCTCCTTGTTGCGCAAAATTGCGCTGGGTGGCGTGCTTATAGAACGATGCCGCCCCGGCGGCTTTCCGGAAGCGGTGGGATGGTCCAGCCGGTCGGAGCTGGCGGCTTGATGCGGCGGAGCGGCGCCGGCTTCCAAGCCTGCGCCAGGTATCGAAAAGCGTCAGCAGGGTCGGTCGTCCAGTCCTTGTAGGCGGTCGGCCGAAAGCACTTCTTATCATCGTCCCATTCGCGGCGATACTGCTCGAGCGCCGAAATGCCGCCGTCTTCGCAGCGCGGATGAAACACGCACAGCGGCAGGGTGCGGCGCACCGCCTGGATGCCGTCGTCGATCGTCGCCAGCGGCACCGGCTCGGGTGCAGGCCGAGCAGCCCCATGGTTTCAATGCGGGTTCGGCCGGTGCCCCATTCCTTGACGTTGGCGTCGTGCGGCACAAAGTCGGTGCCGTCGAGCCAGCCATGCGCGGCCTTGCGCTGCTCGATCACGTCCGCGTAGTGCTCGACGCCGACGCCACTGGTGGCGTAGTGATCAAGGATGACGAGCTGCGCGCCGCGCATTTGAAACCACCAAATGCTGGTATCGTTGCCGACGCCGAGATCCCAGGCGCGGTGCACCGGCACAGCTTGCAGCGCGACCGCGGCCCTCGGTGATGCGGCCCTCGTTGCGCACCTCGGCCATTTCCCTTGCATAATAGGCTCCCACCACGGCGGCCGAAAACGAGCAGAGATACTCTTGCTCGTAGGCCGCGGTACCCATGTCGAGGCCGTACAGCGATTGATACTCGCTGAGGCGCTTCCGCCAGCTCGGCCGGCGTCAGCGCGCCGGTCTGCTCAGCGGTGAGCACCTCGGCGAACCAGCCCTTGGTGCGCTGCGCATACTCGAAGATCGATTTAGCGTGGTTGTGGCCGCGCGGGGTGGTAATAAAAACCGCCCATCCCTTGTTTTCTTGCAACATCGGCCGGTGATAGGCCCACGCGCTCGGGTTCGCAGTGCGTATTCCGAGTAGGTGATGCCGGCCGGCCCGGCGCCGAGCGCAGCGTCGTAGCGATCACTGCCGATGCATTGCCAGGGTTGAACCATTGTGCAGCCGGATGAACATTTCGTTGTCGACGGTGTTGGCACGGATCTCGGGCGGAAACGCCTCGTCGATCCTTCTCTTCCAGTGTGGGCGTTGATCGCGGTCCAGATCGCTTTGCGGCATTGATTATACTCGGGCAACGCGTGCCAATAATTCCCGACCCGGCGCAGCGCGCTCATCGCGCGTGGTGCAGGCAGATCTCGTCCTTGCCGGCGCGGCGGTGCCAGATCGCCACCGCGCGGTCGCCGCCGCTCTGCAGGTAATTCCACAGCCGCAATCTGATGATCGCGCGGCCACCATTTGTTGGCCGGCATCACGAACTCATCAGTGGCCGCGGCATACATCAGAACGTGATCTCCACCTTCTTGGCGCCAGCCTTATTGAGCAACAAGCGGCAAAGCCCGACCACCTGCTCGCGCGGCAACGCGATCCAGCGCACCGGCGTACCGAAATTGAGAACCACATCGCCGTACTTGTCCGTCGCAATCCCGACCATCAGGCCACCCTGGTCGTGAGGGTCGCTCTTGCCGCGGGGAAAATCGCCGGTGGGTCCTAGCTTCATCGGATCTCATCCTCACAGCCGGCAATCACCAACTCGAGCAGCAGCCACGCCAACGGAAAACTGATGAACCCCAACAAATACACCGCGGCATAGCTCAGCACGATCGTCCCCAGCTGGATCACATCACTTCGCCGTGGTGGCCGCCTTCACCGCCCACATCGCCGCCTCTTCATAAGCGGTCTGCGCCAGGCTCGCGAGCCGCGGGTCGAGGTGCTTCAGCTCCTCGCATAAATCGATCAGATCCGCGCTGTAGCGCTTGATCTTGTCGACCATGTTGTCCTGGCTCGGGTTGAAACTTTCGCGGACGCGCTGCGCGCCCAGGCTCATGCTTTCCGTCATATGGCGTTCCTCACTCTGGCCGTTGTAGCTCTTGCATCAACACCACCCAATCGGTGGCCAACAGATCAGCCTGCGAACAGGTCCACGGGATCAGCTCGCCGGTCGGCGTGGTCAGATAGACGTAGGGCTGCGTCATCTTGGAATTGGCATCAGGCACCTGCAGGGTAAGAAACATGTTGGCGCCGTGCCAGCCAGCGCGAGCCACCCGGCCGCCGGCCTTGAGATGCGCCACCACCTCGCCGATCGTCAGTGCGATCTCTCTCATCGATCCCTCTTACGGTTTGTGGTCGACGATCGTGCGCAGCACGATCTTCAGTTCGCCGCCTTCAGCATCAGTATGTGGCTGGTTGGGCTTGCCCCAGCCGCGGTCGAGCAGCATGCCGATCGCGCGCAGCTTGATATCAGGCTCAACCTTCGGCCCGTTGGCGTAGGCGCCGAGCGACGCGATACTGGACGCGGTGTAGGCCCGCGCCAACGATCGCATTTTAGCCAAAGTATCTGGCGTTTCTTTTTCGGGTTAGGCACTTGTTTGCGGGGGTGACCCATCCTCTAGACGCTGCATACGTTCTTGTAACCGCTCGATTTTTCCCCTGAACTCGGCGATCGCGAGCTGCCAGTCGGCGTAAGATCCGCTCGCGCTCGCTCTCGGCGCGGGCGTGGATCAGCGAAACGATCTTCATGTTGGACATGACCCCTCAAAAACGACCGAGGCCCCACCTGTAGGGTGGAGCCCGGCAAAAAGACACCTGATCCGGTGCCGCGTCAACGGCTTAGCTGAACAGCCCGGCCAGCAGCAATAAGACGCCGTAACCCAGCAGCGGCGACAGCAACAGCCCCAACGCGCACCACGGGCACACGTCCACCAACTGCACCAGCAGATAGAAACCCGCCGCAAAAACCATCAGCGCTACCATTGCGGCCCCTTCGATCGTTGCGGCACCACCGGCCGCTCGCCGTGCGCGATCATCACCCGCAGTAATAACGCCGTCGGCGTCGACACCTTGCGCTCACCGACCAGTTGGCGGCGCACCTGGC